TTCTTAAATTTCGAAATATCTTTTTGGAGGCCTTATGGATCTCGTTTTCGAGGGGACAGACGAAGAGCGTCGCACGAAAGCGGAGGTGATCGTGCAGCAGATCTACAAAGACCTTTACGGGAACGGGCAGCCTGGCCTTCTCGGCGAGATGAGCGATTTCATGCTCCAGTACAGAACCATTGAAGGCCTTCAGAGCGAACGCCACAAGCAGAATCGCTGGCGCTTGAACACGATCATTATTGTGGGCGTCGGTATCCTCGGTGCCGTCGCTACACTCATCGCAACGTACCACAAATAAAAATGGCCTGGACATATTCGCAATCGACCGGCGATCTGACGAACGCCGCGGGCAGCCGTGTCGCGAAAGGCTATTCCGGCCATGGAAGTGGTCTGGATAATCCGGCGATGGAGCAGGTTGAGTGCGTTGGGCCGATCCCGCGCGGCGAATGGATCATTGGCCAGTTTTTCGACGATGCCGACGGCAAAGGGCCAATGGTTGCGCATCTCGAGCCAGCGCCAGGCACGGAGACGTTTGATCGTAGTGGATTCATGGTCCACGGCGACAACGCAAAAGGTGATTTTTCGGCGAGCGAAGGTTGCATCGTGTTGCCGCATGTAACACGGGCCGCAGTGATGGCGAGCGGCGATCGCGCGCTGATTGTTGTGGAGTAAGGCAAAACTACGAAAGGAGGCAAACGGTGAAGGACTGGAAGACAACCACCCTTGGAATTCTGACGATCTTCGCGGGCCTGATCAATGCCGGGATCCAGTATTTTAACAACCACCCGGTTGATCTACCGATGCTGGGCGCAAGCGTTACCGCCGGCGTTGGCTTGATGCATGCTGCAGACGCAACAAAGAAGAGCTAGTCATGGGAATCATCGACGATCCCATTAGCGGAGTTCTCGGCGCGTTCCTGCAGCATGCGCTCGAATCGAAAGTCTGGAAACGGATAGAGCTGCTGCTCGAGCTGACGATCGCATCGAGCATTGTGTTTCTTTTCACGACCGGGTCGACGCTGCTGGCGAAGCAGCCGGTTTCCCTGGCAATCGGAGCAGGCATGGTCATGTCCGCCGTCGCGCTGTTGACGACGTTTGCGGCATCGCCCAACGCGAAGGGGCTGACGATCGCCGTCACGGCTAAGACCGTGGCGGAGAAACTCGATACGCCCACAACCACGATTGAGAGGAAATGACCATGAGGACAGTCGCACGCATCGTTGTGACGATGGCGCTCTGTTTTGCGGTCGCGATCGCGACCGCGCAATCGGCCCCAGCGCCAGCACCTGTGACCAATTTGCAGAACGTCTACGCTGGCGGTATTTCGTACAGCATCGGCGCCACGCCGGCGATCGCTGGTACTGCGCTCTATGCGCACATGGTCGCGACCACGGGCACTTATGCGTTCACGGCCATCGACGCTCTCCCTAACACTGCGAAGCCGTTCACGGTGAGCACGAACTTCGGCGTTGGCGTCGGGCAGAAGGTCGCGACGATGGGCAAGATGACGCTGTATATGCCGACTGCGGCGGGTATCAGCTTCAATGGCTCAAACACTGGCTGGCAATGGAACGGCGGCGTGCTAGCATCGATTCACGTCAAGGGCAATTACTACGTGATGCCGAGTGCGCGGTTCTTGAGGTCGTCGGTGTCTAATGGCGCTGGCTATCAGCCGATCCTCGGCATCCTTGTCGCCTGGGGTCAGTAGTCAGGAGTGAAGAAGCCCTGCGCTCGGCCTGCATGTCCTAATCTCGTCGAGCGAGGGACGCATTGCGATAGCTGCATGCCATACAGCGCTGCAGCGGTCACTGAGCAGCTTCGGGGAAGTGCGGCAAAGCGAGGTTATGGTCGACGCTGGGCACAGTACTCGCGGAAGAGGTTGAAGCTGCATCCGATCTGCGAGGATCCATACGATCGGCATCGTGGCCAGTACTTCCTGGCGGAGTGCACGGATCACATCATTCCGCACAAGGGCGACATGGCACTGTTCTGGGACGTATCGAACCATCAATCGCTCTGTATCGGCTGTAACTCGCACAAAGCAGCCCTCCTTGAAGGAGGATTCGGCAACCAGGGGGTAGGGGGGTCGAATATCCCGGTCGGCTCGGCCGCAGACCGTGCCCGAGCTCCGAAGACGTCACCACAAAACTCAAAGTTTTTTTGAACCTTACCTGCATCACGGCCATTGGCGAATAGCACTGTAGAGTGCCTCGCGGATGGCCCACAGAGCGGTTTCTAGCACGATCTGGAGGCCGCAACTCGCGAAAAGAGGTCGCCAATGCCTGGCGGTCGCCCAGCCAAACCGCTTTCGGTTCTCGAGATCTCGGGAGCTGTGAAGAAAAACCCGAGCCGGTATCGCGCGCGCAAGGAAGCCGCGGCTGCCCGGGTTGAGCTTCCCGCCCTTGGTGCGCCTCCGGAAGCCTGGGTGAAGGACCAGGAGATCAACGGCCGCTGCAGAGCGCTGATTGAGATCTGGGACCGGTTCGTCGCGCAGGATGCGATCGGGCTGCGGGTGCTCAATGCTTCGCACTGGATGCTGGTCAAGAACGCCTGCCAGCTGCAGTACAAGATCGATCAGTCAATGGCCGGATGGGGGAAGGCGACCTCTGGCGACTGGTCGACATTGAAGTCTTATCTCGGCTCTATGGGCATGACGCCCATCGACAGCCCGCGTGTTGCGGACGCTGTTCGTATTCCCGAGCGGACTCCGGGCAGCAGCTCGTCGCCACGGTCAGGATTGAGTTGGGGCGAGTACGTAGGGTAGGTGGCAAGAGCGAAGAAGCGCCGGATCCGCAAGGAGTGGCGGGTCTATGCAAAGCAGGCCCTGCAGTACGCCCGCGATGTCGTAGGCGGCCGCATCCTGGCCGGCAAATACACGCGCGCCGCGTGCCAGCGTCATCTCGACGACCTGGTCCGGTCCCGAACGGAGGAATTCGAGTTCAAGTTCGACGCCGATCGCGCCGGCAAGGTCTGCGCCTTCATGGAGCGGTTTACGCACGTGAAGGGCAAGTGGGCTCGGGGCAGCCAGCAGATTCACCTCGAGCCGTGGGAACTCTTCATCGTGTGCTCTCTCTTCGGATGGGTACACAAGAAGACGGGTCTGCGCCGCTTCACCGAGGCCCAGGTCTATGTGCCACGTAAGAATGGCAAGACGATTCTGGCTGCCCTGATCGGCCTCTACATGTTCGTCGGTGATGGCGAACCTGGCGCCGAGGTTTACAACGGGGCGGCCGACAAGGACCAGGCCAAGGAGGTATTCAGTCCGGCTTCGAAGATGGTGCGGCGGGCCGATGGTTTCAAGGAGTGGTTTGGTATCACCCTCGCCAAGGAGTCGATGTACATCATCGATGAGGGCAGCAAGTGGGAGATCGTCATCGGCAACCCGGGCGACGGGCCGTCGCCGCATTGCTTCATCCACGACGAGTTCCATGAGCAGGCTACCTTCGCGCAATACGAAACGGCGCAGACCGGCGTCATGGCGCGCGAGCAATCTCTGCAGCTCATCATCTCCACGGCCGGTTTCGAGATCGAGAGCCCGTGTCACGAGCTCTGGGAGGCATTGAAGAAGCTGCTCGACGGCGCGTATGCGAACGAACGGCTCTTTGGAATCATCTGGGGGATCGAGGATCCGGACCGGCTCGTCAAGATGCCCGACGGCAGCGAGCGGCCGTACTGGACGACGATCGAGGCTGTTCAGGAGGCGAATCCGAACTACGGCGTCAGCGTTCTGCCGGACCGCATCAAGGCCGAGCTCGACAGCGCGATCCAGCGGGCGTCGAAGCAGAACGCCTACAAAACGAAGCACCTCAACATCTGGGTCAACGCGCGCGAAGCCTGGATGAACATGGAAAAATGGCGCGCCTGCGGTGATCCGTCGCTTGCGATCGAGGAGTTCGTCCACGAGCCCTGTTACGAAGGCCTCGACCTCGGGGCGCGGATCGATCTCACCTCGCGCCTCAAGATCTTTGTGCGGCTCAGCGAGGACAGCAAGAAGCACTACTACCTCTTCGGGCGGCATTACGTTCCAGAGGACCGCGCCAACGACGGCCAGCATCCGCACTACGAGCGCTGGCTCAAGCTCGGCCAGATTGTCGGACACGCCGGCCCGGAGATCCAGCTGGGCTTCATCGAAAAAGAAGTCGAGGAAGACCTGCAGAAGTTCAACTATGCGCGCCTGGCCTTCGATCCGCATCAGGCGCTGCAGATGCAACAGAATCTCAAGCTCCGGCTCGGCCAGGACGGCGGCGGCCAGGACGTTGTGCTCGATGTTCCGCAGCGCTGGCAGTACTTCGACCCTGCGATGAAGGAGATCGAGGCGGCGGTGTACTCTGGCCGCCTTCATCACACCGGGGATCCGGTGCTCAGCTGGGCGATCGGCAATGTGTTGTCGAGGCCTGACGCCAACGATATCGACTTTCCGCGCAAGGAAAACCGCATGTCTAAGATCGATCCTGCGACCGCACTCTTCACCGGCTTTTACACCGCGCTTGCCGCAGTGCCCATGCAGTCGGGCCCCATCGAGGTGTGGTAGATGGCACTTCAGACCGGAATCTTTGGCGAGCTGCTCGCTGCGCAGCGGGACGAGCTCGCCAAACGCGACCCCTCGGCGCTCGAGAGCCGCAGTAGCCTTGAAAACCCGCAGACCCCGCTCAGCTATCCGGCCGAGTGGCTTCTCGATATCTTCAACGGCGGCCGCACCGACTCCGGGATCCGCGTCAGCCAGATCACCGCCTTCCAGGCCAGCGCCTTTTGCTCGTGCGTCGATCTCATCGCCAGCCTGATCGCGTCGTTTCCTAAGCACGTCTTCGAGCGGACGATCGTCAAGAACGGCCGCGCATCGCATCGCCTATGAGCACGACCTCTATGACGTCATCAGCCTCGAGCCCAACGATGAGATGTCGCGCTACACCTTCGACAAGGCGTATATGGTGCACGTGCTCGGCTGGGGCAACGGCTACGCCGAGCTGCAGCGCGACGCCGGCAACCAGATTCTGGGCATCTGGCCGCGCAACCCTTACAAGACGCGCCCCCACCGCCTTTCCGCGGATCTGCGGCTCGAGGCTCAGCCGTGGCGGCCATTCCCGGTCATGCTGCGCGCCGGCGATATGGTCTACCGCACCACGGACGGCGCCGAGGAGATGGACCACGCCGACCTCGGCAGCGAGAACGGCGTCGCGCGCATCATCCCCAAGGAGGACATGCTTCATCTGCCTGGGCTGAGCTTCGATGGCCGCATTGGCCAGGATGTCGTCTGGCTTGCGCGCCAGGTCCTCGGTCTCGCGCTGGCCACGGAGAAGTTCGGCGCGAAGTACTTCGCCAACTTTGCCAGGCCCGGCGGCATCCTGGAGCTGCCGGCGCAGAAGCTGGAAGACCGTGAGCAGTCGAAACGATCGTGGATGGAGGCCCAGGGCGGCGAGAACGCGCACCGCGTCGCCGTCCTGCCTCCTGGCGCCAAGTTCACGCCCATGTCGAACAAACCCAACGAATCGCAGATGACGGAGACGGAGGAGAAGCAGGGCATCAAGATCGCGAGCCTCTTCCATCTGCCGCCGCGCGTCATCGGCCTGGGCAAGGTCACGAGCCGTTCGAATAGCGAGCAGGAGGGCCAGGAGATCATGACCTACGCCCTGGCGCCCTGGCTCGCCGGCCTCAAGGCCGAGTACAAGCGCAAGTGCTTTCCGCATCCCGGCGTGGGCAGCCGGCCAAAGAATCGTTTCTTCGTCGACTTCGACACCACCCAGCTCGAGCGCGCCTCGGCCGCCGATCGCGAGTCGTTCTATGGGTCGGGCCGGCAATGGGGCTACCTCAACACGAACGACGTCCGCGCATATGAGAAGCTCAACCCGATCGAGGAAGACTGGGCCGAGGACTACTGGATGCCGATCAACATGACGTTGACCGAGACGCCTATCGATCCAACCAAGCAGGCTGCCGGCAGCGGTAAGTCCGGCGAGACGGATCCGGAGCCAGGTGGTGATGACGAGGATCCCGTCAGCGCCCGCTACGTTGTCCACTATTCACGCCTCTTTCGCGACGCTTTCGGCCGCATTGTGACCCGGGAAAAGCGGGATTCGAAGGCTATTGCGGCGGTATTCGGGCCTGCTCTTTTCAGCATCCGCGACGGTCTTTTCGACCTGGCCGCGCTGCAGATGCGCTTCAAAGGTGCGGCTGGCGCCGAGTCTGACCGTTTCGTGGCCGAGTACATGGGCGCGCTTGCGATCCGGGCGGCCGACTGGACCGCGGAGCAGGCTGAGAAAACCGCTTCGGCTGAACTGCGGCGTGCTATCCGCGCCCTTTCGGTCGCCGCATATCGCGAGGCGGCCAGCCTCAAAGCCAAAACGATCGTTCCCGCCGGGAGCGAAGGAGAAGACGATGCAGATTGAACGGCGGTTCCTCAAAGGCGCACAGGTTCGCTCCAAGAAGGGCGACAAACCCGGGATCGAGGGGATCGGCGCCGTCTACAACCAGCAGTACGACAACGGCTGGTTCCTTGAGACCATCAAGCCCGGCGCCTTCGACGACGTGCTGAAGG